AACTTTGTAAAGAAAAATAAAAACGTAAAATCAATGCAATCAAGAGTGGATAAAGCTGTTGCAACTTTACAATCAAAATTTGGTAGAACAAGGTCTGGGGATAATATGCGTAAATTTGCTAGCCAGCTTTTGAATGATGGTTTGCGTGAGTTTGATGCACAGGTAAATACAAAAAAAGCATTAGACGCTGGATTAACTCATGTAAAATATTATGGGGATATTATACCTACCACAAGAAGAATTTGCCGTGATGTACTAAATGGAAGATATAGCAAAAGACAAGGAAATATCTTTACTATTGAAGAAGTAAGAAAATTATGGCAAAGACAATCATGGAGTGGCAAGAAGTCAGGAGACCCACTTGTTGTAAGAGGCGGTTATAACTGCCGACATCAATGGTCTTATGTCAATCCAGATTGGTATAACAAACAAGGACAATTAATAATATAGGAGTAATATGTCAGAACAAGAAAAGGTTAATCAACCGAAAAATGATGCTGTTGTAGAACAGGCTAAAGAAACTCAAACTGATAATAAACCTCAACCTCAATTTACACAAGAACAGCTTGATAATATTATCAAACAAAGACTTGAAGCTGAAAAATCAAAATACAATAGACAGCTTGAAGAACAGAAGAAAGCTGAAGAGGAAGCACAAAAAGAAAAAGCAATCAAAGAAGCTAAAACAAAAGCAGACCTTGAAAAGTTAATGCAAGAGAGAATAGCAAGTAAAGATGCTGAGTTACAAAAAATGAAACTCGATATTAAAAAAGAAAAAATAGATAATAGTTTATTATCTGTTGCATCTAAATATAATGCTATCAATCCTCAACAAGTTACAGACTTAATTAAGAATCAAGTAAGGTTAAGTGACGATAATCGTATAGAAGTTGTTGATAATAATAACAATATACGTTATAACCCAAAAGGCGAACTTTTTAGCATAGAAGAACGTGTTAAAGAGTTTTTAGAGGCGAACCCACATTTTTCCGCAAGTGGCAAGTCTGGTTCAGGAAGCCAGAGTTCTGTCGAGGGTAAAACTGTAAAACCTTTTAATATTCAGGATTTAGATATGAGCAAGGCGGAGGACAGAAAACGATATGCAGAATATCGGAAACAAAGAGACTCTAGTCCTGTTCAGATAAACTTAAACAAAAAATAAACGGAGTAAATAACAATGGCAAACGAAACAACAAGTACAACGCTCTCGGAACTATATACCGAGATTGTTGCAGAGGCATTATTCGTAGCATCAGAGCAATCAATCATGAGACCTCTAGTACGAAACTATGCTATACAAGGTGGTGGAAAGTCAGTTGAAGTTCCGATATATGCAACTGTTTCAGCAAGTGCAGTATCAGAAGCATCTGATTTATCTAACACAGAGGTAAACCCAACTTCAGTTACAATAACTGCAAGTGAGAATGGTGTTATGACTACTCTAACAGACTTAGCAAGAAACTCAGCACCAAGAAATGTTGCTGGAGATATTGGTAAACTGTTTGGAGAAGCAATCGCAAAGAAACAAGACTTGGACTTAACAGCTTTATTTGATGGTTTTTCAAATTCAGTAGGTTCAACTGCGGCGGCGGTTACAGTAGAACACTTCTTTCAAGCTATCGCAACATTAAGAAGAAACAATGTTCCTTTAAATGATGTTGTAGCAGTATTTCATCCAGATATTGCTTATGACCTTAAAAAAGGCATAACAAATACATTTGCAACTTCTGGAAACGTATCTGATTTAGCAAACGAAGCATTAAGAAATGGTTTCATCGGAAGTTTAGGTGGAATTAGAATCTTTGAAACTTCTAATATTGCAAACACAGGAAACGCTGGTGACTTCAAATCAGCTATGTTCCATCGTGATGCTTTAGGTATGGCAATGATGCAAGACCTAAAAGTAGAAACTCAAAGAGATGCTAGTTTAAGAGCAGATGAAATTGTAGCAACAGCAGTATATGGTGTCGGTGAATTACACGACTCTTATGGTGTTGAAATACAAGGTGACTCTAGTATAGTAAGCTAATAATCATATTCTTATGGGCGAGCAATCGCCCATAGGGCATAAGGAGAAATGATGATTAAAAAAATTAAAAAGATTTGGAATAAATTTGTAGATTGGTTATTCAAAGGATTTTATAAGTAATGGCTAATTTTACAGGTGCAAATGTTATAGACGCAACAGAAGTAGCAAAGTATCAATCAGACATTTTTGATTTTGGTATTGGCTCAGGAACGTCAGAGGTTGCTTTTTATATATTACAAACAACAAACGATATTTTAAGAGAACTAAGAAGTAGATGGTTTCCTACCTATAAAACAAACGTCTATACAGACATTACAGTTTTAAATACGCCAGAGATGGATAATACAAAAGTCAATTTAGACCAATTCAAACGTGCTGGTGTATATTTATTTCTTGGTAGATTTATGCTTCCAGCATTATCAAAGTTTAGACCAGAAACAGACAAAGATAAATTTGAAAGAATGGCAGAATATTATATGTCAGAATATAACAAAGAATTTAGAATGATTCTTGAAGATGGTGTTGAATACGACTCAGCACAAGATGGTTCAATCAATGTAAACGAAAGAGAACCTCTACATGGATTTAGAAAACTTGTTAGATAATGCTTAAAGTAAAAGTATCAACTAACTCAAAACAGGTATCTAATTACATAAAAAAGTATTCAAGCACAGTTACAAAAGCATTAGATATATCTATAAAACAAGCTGGGTTTCAATTAGTAGCAATTATTAAAGAATTGACAAAAAAAGGTCTGGATTTTAGAAGAGCAAAATTTGCACCATATAGTGAGGGTTATTTAAAAAGATTACAAAAAAAGGGTGAACCTACAAAAGTTGATTTATTTTTAACTGGAGAAATGTTAGGTTCTTTAACCACAAAAAGAACAGGAAAAAATAAGGCTAGTGTTTTTTTTAACAGGTCAAGTATGACAACAAGAGCATTATTTAATCAGACTATGATGGGAAGTAGTAATAGAGAGTTTTTTGGATTTGATAAACGTACTGAAAAAATTATAGGAAATCAATTTAGAAAAACAATGACAAAAATTTTACAAAGAGTATGAGTACAAGAGAAAATATAGCTTCAAACATCGCATCAACTATTAGCGGTATATCAAGTCCATCAATAAAAAAGGTGACTCGGCAACCTTTTGATTTAGACGAATTATCAGATAAACAATATCCAGTTGTAATCGTACAAACATCGGAAGAAACAAGAGAAGATGTTGAGATTGGTAGTGGTGCAAAAACAAGACAAGGAACTATTGATTTTGTTTTATCAGGTTTTGTAAAAGGTGCAGAGGCTAATATTGACACTTTAAGAAATCAACTTATCACCGCTATTGAAACAGAATTAGAATCTGATATTACTAGAAGTGGCAATGCACTTGATACAGAAGTTATATCTGTTGAAACTGATGAGGGGACTTTATTCCCTATTGGTGGGATACGGATGACTATTAGGTGTATTTACACATTTGATTCAGGAACACCATAACAGGAGAAATAAATGGCAGACGCAAAAATTATAGATAAGATAGAAAAAAAAATAGATAAAATTGAACAATTACATGATAAAGAGTCTTTACTTTGTGAAGAAGTAAAAGATTTATTAGAAGAACTCAAAGGCGAAGAAATCGAAGAAGATGAAGATTTTGACGAAGATGAGATTGAAGAAGAAGATGAATCAGATGAAGATTAGTTTGATTTATTATGTTAAAAGTAGTAAAAGCAAAAAATAGGAGAATATAATGGCAGTACATCATGGAAAAGAGGGTGAAGTAGTTGTAGGTGGTTCAGCAGTTGGCGAACTGTCTAGCTTTACACTTGAAACAACAGGCGATGTTGTAGAAAGCACAAAAATGGCAGACTCAGCAAAATCATTTATTGCTGGGAGAACATCATTTTCAGGAACTTTAGAAATGCACTTTGACGAAGCTGATAGTGTGCAAACACAATTAGTTGCTGGTGCTAGTGTTACTTTCAAATTATTACCAGAGGGTTCATCCTCAGGTGATAGAAAATTTGAGGGTGCTGGTATCATAACTGGTATGAGTGTTAATCAACCACTAGACGGAATCGTTGCTAGAAGTGTTACATTTCAAGGAACTGGTGCTTTAACAATCGGAACTGAATAATAATTTATGTCAATAATAGACAGAGCCAAGTCTCATTTTGAGAGTATAGGTATTCAATCTATTGAAGTTCCAGAATGGAAAGATGAAGATGGCAAACCAACTGTTATCTATTGGAATCCTATAAATCTTTTTGAAAAAAATAAATTATTTAAGAAATCTGATAATTTACAAGATGTCAGTATTCTTGCAGATGTCGTAGCTATGAAAGCATTAGACAAAGACGGCAAAAAACTATTTAAACTTGATGATAAAATGGATTTAATGACAAAGGTAGATTCTGATATTTTGTCAAGGATAGCAACCGCAATGGTTCAAGTAGTAACGCCTGATGAGGTAAAAAAAAACTAAACTCAAATCCTGAATTAAAAAATTTACTTATAGTCGCTGATAGGTTAAAAATAACTTTATCTGAACTTCTTAAAATGGAAGTTTGGGAGTTTAATTATTGGATAGCTTTTTTAATGTTAGAACAAGAAGAGCATACTAAAGCATTTGATAATATGAAGAAGAAATAAATGGCACAAAATTTAAAAATAAACATACTTGCTAAAGATAAAACAAAACAAGCATTTCAAGGTATTAGAGGAAAACTTGCTGGACTTAAAAATGCTGTTATGTCTGTTCAAGGTGCATTAGTTGGTATTGGTGCTGGTCTTGTTATTAAATCATTTGTTGACACAGGCAGACAAGTAGAAGATTTACAAGTAAGGTTAAAGCAGTTATTCGGTTCAACACAAGAGGGTGCAAGAGCATTTGATGTGATGGCGAAGTTTGCTGGTAAAGTGCCATTCTCTTTAGAGAGTATTCAACAGGCATCAGGTAATTTAGCAGTTGTAGCTGGGGATGCAGACAGATTAGCAAAAATATTAGAAATAACAGGTAATGTTGCATCAGTAACAGGATTAGACTTTGCAACAACAGCAGAGCAAATACAAAGGTCGTTTGCTGGTGGTATTGCTTCAGCAGATATTTTTAGGGAGAGAGGTGTTAGAGATTTATTAGGTTTTAGTGCTGGTGCAACTGTGTCAGCAGAAGATACTGTAAAAGCATTTGAAAAAGTATTTGGTAAAAATGGTAAATTTGGAACTGCAACAGATGAATTAGCAACTACATTCACTGGTACGCTATCAATGTTAGGAGATAAACTCTTTAACTTTAAAAGGAACGTAGCAAACGCAGAGTTTTTCGATACTTTGAAAGCTGAGTTCAAATCATTAGATAAATTTATTGCAGACAATGCACAGGCTTTTGAAGATATTGCAAGAGTAATAGGTAAAGTTTTAACAGGTGCTGTAAAATTATTTTCATTAGCAATTAAAGGAGTTGCAAGTGCTGTTGGTGTTTTACGTTCAGCTTTTGAGGGTTTCATTGGACTATTAAACAAACTACCTTTTGTTGAAATTCAAATAATGACTAAAGAACAAAAAGATGCTTTACGAGCAATCGAAGCACATGACAAGCACATGATGAATATTCAAAAATCCACAAAAGGAACATTGAAATCTTTAGTAAATCAAAAAACAACATTAGAACAAGTAGTTGAAGAAATAGCTAAATCAAATAAATCTTTTAGTCTTTCAAAAGAAATAGTAGGTGAAATAAAATCAGGTGTCTCAGGAGTTTCAAAATCTATTGCTGAGTCAATAGTTCTAGGTAAAGAACTAAACGAATCTTTTAAAACATTAGCACAGCAAATACTTGTAAATGTTATTGCAAAAACTATTGAAAGAATAGCATTGAAAAGAGTCGAACTTGTTTTAGACCAACTGTCAGACAAAATAGCAGACATGAAAGCAAAGAGAGAAGAAAAAGTTACTTTTCAATTAAGACAACAATTAGCTTTAAAATCTGCTTTGAATGCAAAAAGTGCTATTTCTACCATATCTAGTTTTCTTCCATTTAAACTTCCATTTTTCAATCAAGGTGGTGCTGTAAGAAAAGGTCAACCATCAATAGTTGGTGAAAGAGGTGCAGAATTATTTATACCAAATCAAACAGGACAGATTACACAAAATGCAAGAGGCTTAAATGGTCAAGCTGTAAATGTAAACTTTACAATAAATGCAGTTGACGCTTCAGGTATTGACAGACTATTAGTAGAAAGAAGAGGAACAATATCAAGAATTATCAATGAGTCAGTAAATGAGAGAGGAGTTCCAAGTTTAATTTAATGAGTGGTGCATTTCCAATATCAACAGCTAATTTTCAATCAATGGGTATCAAATCTATCCAAACAACTATTATTTCTAAAAGCGATAGTGGTAA